CCTTGTTATTGAGACCTACACGACGCCCCGGCTGCAGCTCGATTCGCCCGTGCCAGGCTCCGGCAAGACGACATGCCTGGAGCATCTCCAGCGGCTCTGCCTCCGACCCGTGCAGATGGCGTCACTGTCGTCGCCGGCGCTCCTGACTCGGATGCTCAACGCCGAGCAGCGCACCATCTTGATCGACGAAGCGGACCGATCGCTCAATCCCGAGAAGGAGGGGATCGCCGACCTACTGGCCGTGTTGAACTCCGGCTACAAGCGGGGCGCCACCCGACCAGTCCTCACCCCGGCGAAGGGCGGCGCCTGGGATGTCACCGAGATGCCAACCTTCGCGGCGGTGGCGATGGCTGGGAACAATCCGAACCTGCCCGAGGACACCCGCTCCCGCACGATCCGCGTGCTGCTGCTGCCAGACCTGGACGGTCGGGTGGAGGAGTCCGATTGGGAGCTACTCGAAGACGACGTCGCGGCACTGGGCGACCAACTCGCGAGCTGGGCCGATCACGTGCGCGATCGAGTCCGTCGAGACCGTCCCGGACTACCCGACGGCATAACGGGGCGCTTCCGCGAGAAATGGTCGCCGCTGAAACGGGTTGCTGCCGCTGCTGGCGGCGACTGGCCGGCCTCGGTGGACGCGATGGCCTTGCACGACAAGGAGCAGTACGACATGGACAAGGAAGACGGATTGGTCCGGGAGCGTCCCGCCGTGGTGCTGCTGGCTCACATTCGGGAGGTCTGGCCGGCGGGTGAGAACTTCGTCACGACGAGCCGACTGATCGATGTCCTGGTGTCGGCGCATCCCGCCGTCTGGGGCTCGGACGGCCCCTATGGCAAGTCGCTGACAGCGCAGAGACTCGGGCGGATGCTGGCGGGCTCGTACAAGATCAACTCCACCCGGCAGACAAACTATGGCCCCCGCGGCTACATCCGGGCAGCGTTCACGGCCGTGTGGAGCCGGATGCGCATAGACCCCTTCGAACAACCGGCTCAAGCGGCTGAACCGGCTGAACCGGCTTCACCTGAGCCGGATGAGCCGGAAAAGCCAGATAAGCCGCTTTCCCTGAAGCCTCTAGCCCCTGCCTGCAGCGCCTGCGCAGCACCGCTGTGGGCTCCTCAATCCCAGCATCGCGGCCTTTGCGAACGGTGCTACCGCGACCACCAAACTGAAAGGACCACAGCATGACCGAAACGAACCCGGTGAGCGCCAGCAAGCGGAGGCTCAAGTTCAGCCGGCGACTCGACGATGCCGAGAAGGACCTGCTCAATTGGCTCACCATGCGCAACGTCGTCCAGCAGACCGGGTGCACCTGGCAGGACGCGGCGGACGCTCTCGACAAGTTCGCCGCGGAGGGCCGAGCGATCTACCGGGGTGACGCGTTCGACGCGTATGTCGAGATCGCCGGTCACACCCTGGTCCACGCCGAGCGGGACTGGCTCGCGTTCTATGCCCACGCTGACGACTGGGAACTGGACTCGCCTTCCTGACCGGGAGGCGTAACGGACCCCCGGCGCCGGCTGGCCGCCTCGCCGGGGATCCACCCCATTTCCGCTACGGCTCACGCCTCGTAGTGAAGCGATTTACGATTGAGGCTAAGTTAGCTGGGTAAACAGCGGCAAACGTTTGAGGTCTACGTCGGGGGGGAATTTTGACTGTTCGCCGGAAGATTGTTGGCGGTGTGCTGGCCGCCGTAGCAGCGTCGGGTCTAATGTTTGCGGCGAGTCCTCTGGCGGCAGCGGTGACGGAGCATAAACACTGCGTGCTCACGCCGACCGGATGGGTTCTTGTCGCTGAAGGTCTCACAATGTACGCACCGAATGACCCTGCGCTGGAGCAGTTTCACTCCGACGTCCACCGGGGCGAGCCGGGCGAGCAACTAGACATCCGCGCGATCTTCCCCCCCTATGTGGAAGATGATCCGTGCTCGGTGTTGGACAGTTGACCGACCAAACCGGGGTTAGCTGCTCAGGTATCGAAAACGAATAGTTGGGGCTCACTGGTGTCGGCCAGGTAGCAGGCTCGGTCGTGTGCCATCACCGCGGCGACGGCGGCGTCGATCCTGCGCAGGCTGTTTTTGTCTGGTTTGGACAGCCGGGCCCCCCTAGCGTCCTCCCGGATTACGCAGTTGGTGATGTGCTGTGCGAGCTGCCAATCCCCGTTGTGCGACAACCTCTGGTTGACAACCGCCTCGTAAAACCGCACGGTCGCGGGCGTCATCCTCGCCGCGCTCTGCGGGTATTCCAGGACTGGCAAACCTTCGGCGGCCAGAATTTGCAAAGAACGGGCCCACCGGTACGGGTCGGCGACCAGCTCGCGCACCTGCCAACGCTTACACGCGTTTCGGATCGCGTCCTCTACGACCATGATCGGCACCTGCTGACCGCTCGCCGGCTGCCACAGCTCGACCAGCTCCACGTGCGGCCGATCCCGGTCGACCGTGACCACGACCAATGCCGTGCAGTCGCCGTTGAAGCTGCCGTCAAAGCCGAGCACCACCTCCACACCGTCCGGGATGGTGAACGGCTGCCGGCAGGCATCCCACGCACCCACGGGCAGCCAGGCACCGTCCAGCGACATGCGCTGATTGAGGTGGAAGCGGCGAAACCGCGACTCGCGCGTGGTCTTCACTAGGGCGGCCAGGTGCGCCGGGTCCAACGTGTCCCCTAGCATCGGATTAGCTGCAGCCCACGCGCCCCGGTCGGTCAACTCACACCCGGCCGGGGCCGTGAACTCGCGAAAGTAGAAATCCGGATCACCTCCAGCGCGGCCATGATCAACAAGGCGGGCCATCAAAGCGTCGGGGTCGTCGTCGCACTCGGTGGAAATGCCGAGCACCAGCGGCCTGGCTCGGGTGCCACCAGCCAACGCCAGCGCGTCCCAGGCGTCCGGGTCCATCACGTGCACTTCGTCCATGATCGCCAGCGACGGGTTGCGGCCCTGCAGCAGCCGCGCCGTACCTGGCAGAACCTCCAGGACGCTGTCGGTGGCCGGATGGTAAAGGCGGCCCTGGAACACCTGTAACACGCCGGCTAGGCGCTCGTCCAGCTCAACCATGCGCCGGCACAGGTTGAAGATCACCCGCGCGGTCTGTTCGTCCACCGACCCGATCAACACCTCAGCCGATTCCTCGCCGTCGCCGAGCAGCCCGTACAGCCCGAGGCAGGCCGCCAACAGCGACTTGCCGTTCTTCCGGGCGACAGACACCAGACCTTGGCGTGGCCGCGGCTGATCGAAGAGTCCGTGGACGATTTCGCGCTGCCAAGGACGCAATACGATGGGTTGACCGGCCGGGTTTCCACTTCCGCCTTTCGGCAGTCGGCAGTACCGCTCGACGAAGGCGGAAACGCGCGCGCCGCCGTCGCTCGGAAGGCTTTCGAGGGGAAGCGGCAGCCCGGTCGGCGCGGCCTTCGGCCCAGCTTTCATGCCACCGCAGGCCCGTCGTGTGTAACGCGCTGCGAGGCTGGTGGCGGGTCATGGCGCCAGTGATCAAGATTTTTGTTGATCTTGCGGCGTGCGCCGCGTCGGCTGTTGCAGCGTCGGCACACCACTTCGATGTCGGCGAGGGTTTGGGCGGGCCAGCGGAGGTGGTCTCCGGTTAGCGGGTTGGTCTTGCTGCCGCTGGTGCCGCAGTCGGTGCACCACGGGTGCTGGCGGATGGCTTGGCGTGCTAGCTGTCGCCAGCGTGCGTCGTAGCCGCGTGCCGCGGTCTTGATCTTGGTTGGTGTGCAGGTGTCGCAGCGCGAACCTGCGGCGATGGTGGTTCCGCAGCCGAGGCAGGGTCGGGCGAGGGTCATTGGCTGCGCATCCGGGCCAGGCGTAGCAGCAGCCTTGGCTGGGTCTGTGCGGCGCGTAGCCGTGCTGTCGGGTAGGCGCCTCTGCGCACGAGCGCGGCGTGGTCCAGGGTGGCGGTGAGGCGGGTCACCCGTTGCCTTGTGTGCCACTTGTTGCGGCCTTCGGTGAACCCTGCGGACAGCGAGCGCAGTGCCTTGTCGCGGACGAGGGTGAGGACTTCGGTGCCGAAGTCGGTTTCGGAGATGCGCCATTCGCCGTCGAGCCCGGCCGGTGTGTCGGTGAGGCTGAGGGTGATCCCGATGGGCAGCTCGGCGCCGGAGCGTGGATGCAACGCGGTCAACTCAACTTCGCTGGCGCGGTCGACGTCGGCGACGAAGGCGCCGGGCGCAAAGTCCTCGACGTAGCTCTTGCCGTACTCGCGGATGGATACCGGGACGCTGTAGGGGACAAGGGTGCCGCTGATCACCCGGTCGTCGTCACGGACGTGCAGATCACTGGTGAAGGTGCGGGTCAAGATCATGCGACTGCCTCCAGGGACGGCGGTGCAGCGGCCACGGGGAGCGGCTCCCTGTCCTCGAGTTGCCGCACTTCGTCGCGGGTGAGGAACCCGGCGCGCAGCCCGATTTCGTAGGACTCGTACCGGGTCTTCAGGTCGGTGCGCAGCAGGCCGCCGGCGTTGAATTTCACGTACTGGCCGCGAGGCACCAAATCAGTCAGCGCAGTCTCCAACCTAACCAGCCACGGGTTGATCGCGTAGGTGAGGAAGTCGATAGAGCGCATCTCCACGTTGGCGTAGGTCAGACTATTGCCGGAGTCGGCGCCGACCATTTCCGGCGGCACCCCGTACAGCCGGCAGATTTGCGCCACGGTGAACCGTTGGGTTTCGAGGAACTGGGATTCTTCGGGTCGCACGGAGACCGGCTGAAACTTGGTGCCGTCGCCGAGGACAGCGACTCGGCGCTCCCCTCTGCGGTTGTTGAAGAACGTGTTCCACACCGCGCTGAGCTGCCGCGCCTGCTCATTGCTGAGCCGCTGGTCAGTGGTCAGCAGACCGGAGGGCGTGGCACCGTCACCGAAGAACTGGGCGCCGAACGTTTCCGCGGCCAGGCCGACGGCGACGCTCTGGGCGGCGTGGCCAATCGGCGAGAGGCCGAGCAGCGAACCTGGTGTCGGGTAGGCCCGCAAATGCCATAGGTCGTCCCGGTCGATTTCGCGGCCATCCAACCGGTAGGTAACCGTGCCATCGGTGGCGACCTGGACGGTGACCCGGTGCGGGGCGATCAGCTCAATCTGCGATGGCCTCAGCCCGGCTCCGACACGGCTGGTGATGATCCCCCACGCGTTGCCGGTGAGCAGCAGGGAGCGGAGCACTTGGGCGATCCAGTCGTGGAACGGGACACCAGCAGCGGGTGAGCGCAGCATCGGCGGCGCCGGGTCCACCGGGTCCCGCGATCCTGCCGTGTAGGCGTGGCAGGGCATCGTCGACACGACGTCGGTGAGCAACCGGACGCAGGCCCAGACCGCGGACAACCGTTGCGCGGTGTCGGCAGTGACAGTCGCGCCGGCCGCGGTGTTCGGCTGGTCCTCGGCCAGCAGCTGGTCAAGGGTGAGGGAGCGGTCCTCCCGTTTGCGGAACGGCCACACCGGTCAGCCCTTGCGACCGCTGCGGCTGTTGCGCTCCAGCCCGGCCGGCACCCGGTCACCGGCGGCCACAAGCGTGTAGCTGTTCTCGCCAAGATCGGGCCGGGCGATGAACGTGTCTTCGGTGACGGTGACGGTGTCGAGGTCGGTTGGCGGTGGCTCGACGTCATCACGGGGATCAGACCCGATCCGACGTTCCCAGGTGGCCGCCTTCTCAGCCAACGGCTTGCCGGTCACGACCTGACCCCCGTGTCAACAACGAAAGCGGCCGGCTGGGCGAGCTGCACATCGGCCCGCAGATAGGCCAGGAACGCGTACTGCAGGTTGTCGGCCAGGAACCGCTCACGGAGGAACTGCAGCGAGAACGAAGTGCGGATACCGATCATCAGTTGATCCCATTGGCCGGTGTAAATCTCGCTGGCATCGGTGCTCGTGCCGACCGTGAGGTTGATCGGGATCTGTTTGGTTGGCAGCCGGGGCAGCAGCAAGGCGGGCGGCGCCAGGTAGGCGTTGGTGGTCGCCTCTTTCAGCTTCGCCAGCGAGGTCACCGTACGCGGCGCCACGATGTGGGCGTTGGGATCGAAGTTGTTTGCCAGCACCGCGCCGGCGGCGTCGAGCAGCCAGTCATAGTTGGTGATGTTGGCACCGTTCGCGCCGTGGGTGGTGGTGGTGATGCCGGAGGTGTTCAGCACACCTCTCGGCTCCGGCGCGGTGCCTGACCCCCGGAGCGCGACCCGGTCCAATTCGAGGGCGAGCTGCGCGGCGAACGAGCGAGCGATCACATCCTCCGAACTCGGGTCGGCGTCTTCGAACAATTCAACCGACAGGGTGACCAGCCGGACCAGCGTGCGGGCCGTAAAGGTAACCGAGTCGAAGGTCATGCCGGCGGCGGTGATCGCGGCGTTTTCCGCCTTCCAGGCCGGGCTGCCTTCGCCCGTGAGCCGGGCCAATTTCAGCGTCTGCGCGGTCATCGGCACGGTGATCGCGCCAGCCTGAAACACCCTGGTCTGGTTACGGGCAAGATCAATAACGCGGCTACTCAGCGGCGTCGGCACAAGGTGCCCGCCAGCAGTCAGCGTGCCTTCGGACAGGGCCCGTTCGTGTTCGGCGTTCTCCCAATTGCCGGTCGCTAGACCCTTGAGGTAGCGATCGAACGACAGCGGCTGCTCGTCGGGCATCAGGCCGCGGGTACGGGCCCAGTGCTCGACACTCTGCTCACGGGTCAACACCGGGCCACGAGGTGTCGGTGGACCGGTACGCCGGGCGGCAGTCGCTCGCAATTCAGCGATTTGATCATCGCGGACCCGGTCGGCCTCGTCGGCGGCTTCCCGTTCGGCCATCACATGCGGCCGGTGCTCGGCCAGCTCATCCGGGGAGAGGTCACGCTGCTCATCGGCGGCGCGGGTCAATATCTGCTCTGCGGCCTGGCGGGCGGTGTCGCGCCGTTGGCTGAGCTGATCAAGAAGAATCGTCACTGCTAGGGCAGCCTTCCGGTTCGGTGGCCGCCTCGGAGGAAATCCTACTATCCAAGGTAGGAAAATAGGGAATTTGGCTCTGACTGATCTTGATCTAGCCTCTAGAACCTCATCTAACTGTTGACCGGGAGCCGTTAGGCGAGGAGGCTGAAATCCGAGAAGAAGGAGCCACGATGAAGGTTCTTTGCCTCCTTGGGCGGCACAAGTG